TGTCCAAGGAGACGCTGCCCTACTACCAGGACGCTTACGAGGTCGGCTACAAGAAGCTGATCGACACCTACGCGGTGGCGACCCGGCACACCGATCAGGGGCTGTCGCTGACCATGTTCTTCAAGGACGATGCGACCACCCGCGACCTGAACCGGGCCTACATCTACGCCTGGCGGCAGGGGGTAAAGACGCTTTACTACACAAGGATCAAGCAGGATGCCTTGACCGGCACCGAGGTGGAAGGATGCGTGTCTTGCACTCTGTAGAAGCACAGGTCAGAACGCTGCTGAAGAAGTACGAGGCAGAGGACGCTGCCGAGGAGGTGCTGGACATCTTCCGGTACTCCAACCAGAAGAAACTGGACGACTCGCAGGTCAGATCCATCCGGATGCTGCACCGCACCGGGGTTAACCAGCGGAGGATCGCTGAGGACTTCGGAATCAACCCGGCCACCGTCTCCCGAATCATCACGGGGGACTACTGGTGAACTAGGAAAGGAAGCACATTGAAACTAATGACCCAGGCAATCGGAGGGCAGGAGGCTGTTATCCGGATTGTGGAGAACGAGGATGATCTGGAGGATTTCTTCTGCTGGATGGACCACCACCGGGGCGCTAACTTCGCCTGCGACACCGAGACCACTGGACTGGACATCTTCTCCCCCGATTTCCGGGTTCGCACCGTGCAGATCGGTGCGGGTCTGGATGCCTGGGTGCTGCCCGTGGAGGAGATGCAGCCGTATCAGATCGACCGGATCTGGATCTACGTTCACGGGGAACAGCTCACCTTCCACAACGCCTCCTACGATGTGCTGGCTATCCGCCAGTACTTCGGGGTGCAGCTGGACTGGGAACGGATCACGGACACAAAGATTCTCGCTCACCTGGTTGACTCTCGATCTAAGCAGGAGGGTGGCACCGGCCACTCTCTCCAGGAGCTGACCGCTGCGTACCTTGACCCGGAGGTCGCTGAGAGCGTCAAGGGCTCGATGATGCAAATGGCGAACGAGATCAAGGTCAAGAAGGGCGAGGTGTTCAAGAGCATCGACCTCTGGAACGAGACCTACCTGCTCTACGCCGGCATGGACGTGATCCTCACCTTCGGGCTGCGTAACATGCTGCTACCACGGGTACCCCCCGCTGCTCGCGGGTTGATAGCCACCGAGCACCGGCTGGCTCGGGTGTGTTCCGAGATCGAGGCCAACGGCTTCCTGGTGGACGTGGACTACGCCCAGCGCTACTCCGAACAGCTCCAGGAGGAGCAGGACGTGTGGGAGGCTGTGGCCCTGGCCGGGTACGGCACCGAGTCCGTCAACGCCAACGCACAGGTGGCGGAGGACCTGATCCAGGACGGTGTACGGCTCACCGAGCTGACCGACTCCGGCAACTACAAGCTGGACAAGACGATCCTGGAACCGCTGGCCGAGGACGGCCACCCGCTGGCAACCGCTGTCACCGAGGCCAAGAAGGCCAAGAAGTGGCGCACCAGCTGGGTGGACAAGTTCCTGGACATGCGGGACGGTGACAACCGATGCCACGCGAACATCAACCCGTTGCTGGCTCGCACCGCTCGCATGAGCATCACCGGAATCCCGGCTCAGACGCTTCCGTCGTCGGACTGGACAGTGCGCCGGTGCTTCGTCGCTGATCCCGGAGAGACCATCGTGTCGTGCGACTACCAGGCCCAGGAGCTGCGTGTGCTGGCGGCCCTCTCGGGTGACCGCAACATGATCCAGGCGTTCCAGCGGGGCGATGATCTCCACCAGATCACCGCTGATGCCTCGGGTGTGGATCGCTCGGTGGGCAAGACAACGAACTTCGCCTACGTCTACGGCTCCGGTGCCGGCAACATCGCGGCCACCACCGGCATCTCGGTGAAGAAGGCTAAGGAGGTCATCGAGGGGTTCGAGAGATCCTTCCCCGGCGTGAAGCGGTTGTCCAACAAGCTCTCTGCGGAGGCGAAGAGAAACGGCTTCATCGAAACCGGGTCTGGCCGGAGGCTGTACGTGGACCAGGACCGCTCCTACGCGGCGCTGAACTACATGATCCAATCCACCAGCCGGGACATCACGGCTGCGGCTCTGCTGCGGCTGGATGCCTTGGGGTTCACTCCGTACCTCCGGCTTCCGATCCACGACGAGATCCTGGCAAGCGTCCCCAGCGACAAGGCTGAGTGGGGCGCTGAGACCATCGCACAGACCATGACCACGGACTTCGGCGGGCTCACCATCGCCGCTGACGCTGACGTGTTCGGTCCCGACTGGGGAGCCGGCTACGTCGGAGACGATGATCGAGAAGCCTACGAAGCGACCTACCAATAAGTAAAAGCCCCCACTCTCCGCAAGGAGAGTGGGGGCTATTTTTGTATGTCTTGGAGCGGTACCGCCCTGATCGTGTATTGTGGACGGCAGTAAGAAGCCCCGCAGACTCGGGCAAAGTCTACGGGGCACAACACGAAACTCAGGGATTAGGAGTCCTTTCGTGTCTGCGACCTATCCTAGCACAACGGGATCGGGTGGGCTAGACACAAACTGCCACCCGGTTTAGTTCGGACAGTTCCCGGCACACAAACGTCCCCCGGTGCTCCACCCAGCAATGGCTGAGAACTCGGTATCAGCCGCCGTGGAACGGATAGTTCGCTGCGAGTCCCCCCACGGTGCGGTTCGGAGAAGGCCCTGTGCGTCGAAAGCACAAGGGTCTCTTCGGCGTGGGAATGTGACGACGGGAGCAGGATTTTGTGAGAACCGGGGTGAGGGTCACAGACCATCGGTTTACTCCTTTTAAGGTCCTTGCAGGGCCGCGTATAATTTAATACACAACCCTGGGCTAGGCTTCGGTGAATGTTACAAGGTCAAGGGAGTCTGCTCGGATACTGTAGCCGGGCGGGATCGTATCGCCCCCGTAGCCGTTAAGGAACACCCATTGATCATCATCCTCCAGAACCCAGACATCCTGGTCGGCCCTAACTGTGAGGTCGCTGAAGAGAATATCTCCAGCGTATCCCCAGACAATCGGATTGCCTTCCAGGTCATTGGTATACGCCTCGGTCTCCCGGAAACCGTACCCAGATTTGGTTGAATCATCCTCGAAGGGCTTTAGCAGGAACTCCCGCTTCTCGTTACCCCAGTACGGGTAGATGGTGACAGCTACATTTTTAATACCCATATGCACTGCTCCGGCATCAAACCTGATATGGCGATGCTGAGCACTGCCTCGGGTAACTAACCAGTCGTACTGATCCACAGCAGACTCGCTACCGGAGCCTTGGTCATAGAACGAGAGGGAGGCTACCACCCGACCGGCCCAGGAACCTAAAGCCTGGATCTCTACGTAGCTGGTGACTCCGATGCTCCGGTCATTCACCCGGACAGAGACCCAGGGGTCTCGATCATGGGTGGTGGAGGTGTAGAACACCCAGGCCCTGGGACGGACCGCATCCATCAGCATTAGCTGGTTCTCGTGCAGTTTAAGGGCTTCGGTCTGAGACTGGTTGATCTCGTTATTCTGCTTGTTATAGTCGGCCTGGGTCTGCCACTGGATCTGGTTAACATCATTGATCTGCTCCTGGGCGGAGAGAGCCAGAGAGAAGCTGGCGTTCAGATCCTCCTGGTGCTCAACCTCCCACTGTCCGAACTTCTTGGCTTCCTGGTTGATCTGCCCGACGAGGCCGGAGTAGTTCTCCGCTGCCTCGGACATATCCCCGTCGATGGAGCCGGTCAGATCCTCGTTCAGGGAATCGGCCTTGTCCTGGGCGGTGGTGGCTTTATCTAATGCCCGATCCGCTAGAGAATGTATAGGCTTCACAGCGGTAAAAACTGAATCAGTTAGACCCTTGTACAGCGGTGGTAGTTCCTTACCAGACCCTCCGAATAACTGGTCGATACCAGAGAAGATAGCGTCACCGATGTGGCCCACAGCTTCTACGAAGGAGTTGCCGATCCGCTCGAACCAGCTGATGTTCGTTCCCAGTAGATTGTCCCGGACCCCCTTGGCGGAGAGGTCCTGCCCGAAGGACGATCCTCTGGAGTGGACATCATCGTAGTCGCCGGAGATGCCCTCCGGCTTATTAGCGTTCGGGCTAGTCAATGATTCCCTCCTCCCTGAACTCCTGGATCATCTTGGCTTTCTCTTCCTTGGTCATTAGCGAACTAGTAGGGACCATCGGCTGCTTCACCGGCTCGGACACCGGAATCCAGCCTCCGCTGGTGTTCATCGCGTGGTCCTGGCCCCGGATCGGGGGCTGGTAGTGGATCTCCTGCTGGGGCAACTGGTCCGCTGCCTCGTCACCGAGAATCTGCCTAACCTGGTCGATGTGTAGGAACCCGGCCTGGGCCAGTCGCTGGGACCACTCCTCCAGGACAGGCTCCGGGATCGCCGTAGGGTTCCCGTTGACCGTGATCTCCCGGAACGCCCAACCGAACCGCTGCTTCGGATCATCGAGATCCGTCTCGTGCTGTAGCCTCATTACCAAACTCCTAGATCCTTCAGACCGGCCCTGGTGTCCTCCAGCAGGCCGGAAACATACTCCATCCCGGAGGCGAACTCCGGCTTACCAACACTGATCTCCCACTCGCCGGCTGGACCGGACTCGGAGTAGTCCAGCTTCTCTACGTGCTCCACAGCGAGGTAGTCCTCGGGCATTCCCAGGGCGTGGACAGCTACTCGATCCCCGATGAAGAAGTCACCGTGACCCTCCGGGCCAACCCAGTAGGGGGCACCGTTGTTCATGGTGACCTCCACCGACTGGCGCTCGCGGGTGTCGGTCTTGGCCTTTCGCAAGGACGACAGCGCCGAGAGCGTGTACGCCTTGTCAGCGCCGTCCACCCAGTGCTCGAACGGGAAATCCCATCCCTGCTCTGCGATGCGGTCGTGCTGCTTGTGCGCCTGGAAGGCGAAGAACACATCGGAGTACAACGGCTCCAGCAGCTCGGCAGCGATACTGCCGGCCTGGGACTGGTCGAACAGTGAACCGATGAATCCACCGATACCGATAACCGATGCCTTCAGAGCCTCGTTGATACCGGTCCTGCTCGAACCGCCGGTGACGAACTGGGACGGTCCCGGGGGTTCGTATTCGCTCCGGGTGGACTCCATACCCGTGTACGGGCCGTGCTCCAGCACGACCCAGGGGGCCTCCGGCCTGGAGCCGAGGAAGGCCGAATCGTAGTATTCGTCGGGGTATTCAACCCGCTCGATGTAGTCCAGGTCCTCGACCATGCCGTCGTCGGTGACGCGGCGGATAGCCCGGGTCAGTCCATCGACCATGCTTCCGAAGAAGCTGGTCTCCTTGTTCCAGCCGGACTTGTCCACGATCTCGAACACCAGGCAGCCGTACCGGAGGTTCATGCCCGGGATCGGGTCAGGGTCGCCCGGAAGGTACCGGCGGGCCTCGATGGTGAGCTGAGCGTCCAGGCACACGTCCTTCACGCAGTCGTGGAAGGTCTTGAACCGGGAGGAGACAACAGCCGTAGGGCTAGAGTCATCCAGGAAGCTGACCGGCTTCACAGCCATGTTCCACTTGCTCATGTCCAGGTCGAACCACTGCCCGAAGTCCAGCGGGTCGTCCGGAACCATCCACAGCGAGTTATTCTTGCGTAGCAGGTTCACGAACAGGGTGGTGGCGACCACCCAGCGGGCCGGGCCGAACAGCATCCACGCCTTCGGGAACTGAACCTCGGCCAGCAGGAACGGGTTGGCCCAGACCAGCAGCTCCTTCAGCTTGATGTAGTCGTGGACGAACGACAGCTCCATGTACTGCTCGCCCTTGTAGTTGACCTCCACGGCCCGGTTAATCAACCGGCCCGACCAGCGGGCCCCATCCTTATCGAAGGTGGCGTACATGCTCTTTGTGGGCCACTCCCGGACATCCATCAGAGCCTCAGCCACGGCGTGATCCACCGGGAGGGTCAGGGTGGCGTTGCCAGCGTCCAGGTTCAGGAACTGGAAATCCAGCCCGTAGTGAACCTCGACCTCGGCAAACTGGTTCCAGTTACCGTCCCAGAGCCGGACTCGGGCTGGTTCATCTCTGCCAGCGGCGAACTGCCGCTCGGTCTCTTTAATATCTTTAAAAACTTGGTCCGGATCAAACAACTTAAACACCCCACGGACGGTTGAACGGGCGCTTCAGTCGGAGCTGAGCCTGCCTCGGGGAATCTGCATCTACAGAAATATTGAAATCAACTTTCCCAGTGAACCCCGGGAGGTGGTTACGGAACCGGACCCCGTTCATCCGGGCCCACACCGGGTCCCCGGCAGCGGACTGGAGCTGGCGAGCAGCCGGGTCCGTGTCCACCACCAGGTGGGCTCCACCGGAGATCTCCGGCATCGGAATCTGCTTGTCCGGGGTGTCGGGGGACCAGTCCGGAATGGTCCAGGCACCCGGTGCCTCCAGCACCCAGACCGGGAACACGGGGTTCTCGGTGGGATTCGCCAGAAGCACCGGGATCGTGGCAGACCCGTTCACGGTGACCTCGTAGGTGTCATCCGGGGCGTACCAGAACGGGTCATCGGCAACCACCGTCATGTTCACGTCGGTGGCATCGTTGACGTGCGGGTCGGTGTTCATCTGCACCTGGATCTCCGACAGACGGGCCTTCAGCGTGCGGCTACCGTCGTCGGTGATGACCCTGATCCGGGTGTACTTGTTGGGGGACCAGAGCTTGCGCCAGCGAGCGTCCCGCTCGCGCCAGGTCTGACCGATACCCTCGTCGTTGGCGATGGTGACTCGGAAGATCAGAGTCCGCTCCAGGATACGGTGCGAGATAAACCGGGTGCCCGAGCGGTTGGCGGGGGCGCGGGTGACTGTCTCGATCTCGGGGTCGTAGAACCCTTCAAGCTCGGTAGCCAGCCACATCCCGTCCTCGCCTACCTGATCCCCGGAGAGAACGACCACATCGCCGTTCACCCCGGTAATCTCAACAACCGTTTCCATTAGAACTCCTTTACTTCATCTTCATCATTTCCTTGCGCTGCCGCTGGTTCTCCAGGCGGATAGCCTCCTGCATGTCCTCGACGTGGTAGTGAACCTCGGTGACGTTGTTCTCCTTGGCCCACGCAGAGTCCGTGTCAGTCGGATCGGTGGTGGTCACCGCATCCAGAGCACGGGACACGAGGCCGTCGCCCATGCCCAGGTCGCGCTTCAGCTGATCCAGGTTGGAGACTGCGAAGTCCACCGGGATCTCTGCGATCCCCGACTCCTCGATAACCTTCTGGAGCACATCCGCGAAGTGCTCCGCCTGCACCGAAGCCTCAACCTGGTTGAAGATCGGGTGCGAGCCGAACACTCGGCGACCCTCCTGGACAGCGGCCAGTGCCATGTTCCGGGTCTGGCCGGCGAGATCCATGTCCGAGGCGATGTTCTGGACTCCCTGTGTCAGAGCGTCCCGCATCCCCTGGACCCAGTAGCTCTCGAAGCTCCGGTCGATCCGGGAATAGTCCGGAGCCTCCAGCGATTCGTGCAGCCGCTCCTTGGCCTCGGCGGACCTCTCAGCGGCACTCTCGCGGGCAGCAGCGATCCGCTCTTCCTTGCGGGCCTGGTCAGCGTCCGACTCGTTGATCTTAGCGATCCGCTCGTTCAGCCGCTCAGCGGAGTCAGCCTCCCGCTCGCGGAAGTCGTTGATCTTCTTCGCGTTCGCCTCCAGGGTCTCCTGGAGGATGTTGTCGCGGTGGAATCCTTCCATAAACCCGGACGGGTTCACGGTCAGGCCGCCAAACTCCCGCTGGGCAGCTCCAGCGACATCGGATGCCGCCTTCCTCACCGTCGCCACCTGGGACTCCATTCCCTTGGCGAAGTCCTGCACCAGGGCGATGCCCGAGTACAGCGTATAGCCTCGTCCCGAGAACGGGCCTTCCTTCGCCGGGGAGAACGGGAAGAAGTTACGGGCGGCTGAGACCACTTCGGATGCTGCGGAAGCGACTGCGCCGATCATCGAACGGATACCTTTGATGAAGCCCCGCACCAGGGCCACACCAGAGGACACCAGGACCCCTCCGATACCGGAGAGAGCGCCCCGGGCCCTGCTCGGGAGAATGGCAATAATCCCGACAGCTACGGAGATCATCTCCCCGAAGGAGGCCGGGAGCTGGCTCGCCAACTCGGAGACAATCCCCATAATTCCGCTGACCATTAAGGAGAAGATGCCGGCAGCGATCCCCGGTAGAGACGAAAGGGCACCGGACACAGCAGCCACGGCGCTGGCTGCGATACCGGCGACCAGGCCGACAGCGCCTCCGAACACTCCGCTGATCGTACTGACCACCTCGGAGAAGATCCCCGAGACAACTCCGATCAGGGCGTTCAGCCGTCCCCGGATCGCGGAGACGAAGGAGCTTGCCAGGCCCGTGACAATCCCGATAGCCGCTGTCAGCGCCACGGTCATTGCCATAGTGACCTGGGTGAAGATCATGGTCACCTGCGGCGGCAGCATCAGCAGCGGCGTGATGAACGACACCACGAGCTGCGGAACCATCGTCGCAATAGCAGTCTGCATCTGCACCAGGGAATTGGTCACAGTGACAGTAATCAACTGCATAACCATAACCACCTGCTGCTGGAGCATCGTCAGGTGAGTAACCACTGTCTGGGTAATCAGCATCATCGACTGCTGAACCAGGGTCACCAGCGTGGTCATGCGCTGGACAACCTGAGCAGCCAGCACCGTGAAGAACACCGTCACCTGGTTCAGGATCAGCTGAAGCCCGGTGATCGTGCTCAGCGCGATCTGCTGCATCATCGTGGAGACGTAGGTGGAGATCTGGGACATCCCCGTGACCACAGCCTGCGCCAGCGTCGCAAAGAACGTGGAGACGGACGTTGCGATGGTCACCAGCCGGGTCTGCACCGTGGTAACCAGTGTGGTCATCGCGGTGTTGACCGTGGTACCGATGGTGCTTGCCCAGTTGGAGAACTGGGTCTGGGTGTCGGTGACGAAGGTGTTGATGTCCTCCCGCATCCCATCCAACTCGGTGGAGATGTCCGGGATATTCAGATCTTCGGAACTGAAATCTGGGAGACCAATCTCCGTCAAACTCGGGGAGCCACCTTCGGCAGACCCCATCTTCAGATCCGGAGGGCCCCAATTCAGTGATGTGCCTCCGAAAAAGTCATTCCACTTATTCTTGGCTCTATCCACAAAATTGTCGATGGACCCGGCAACCGACTTCACATCCTCCGCGAACGCGGGAGCATCCTCGGCTAGATTCTCCATGAAGGTTGCCATGCTATCGGACAGATCCTCGACCAACTGTGCGTCGGACTCAGAAACCAGAGGAGCCCCGAAAATCTTTTCCAGGGTCCCGACATCTTCACCTTCTGGAACGGCGTTCCCGGTAAGGTCTGCGAACGCATCACCGATCCGGCCAAGGTTCTCTTCCAGATCCGGGGCGTGTTCGTCCAAGGTGTTGGAGGCGTTCTCCAGGTCCTGTCCGAGGCCGGAGAGGAGATCCCCAGCCACCGGGGCGACCGCTGCCGCCAACTCTCCAACTGCGGGACCCAGCTCAACTGCAAGGTCCCCGATCCCGGAAACGAGATCGGAGCCTCCTCGGCTAAGCTCCTCCATAACAGTGTCGAAGCTGGGGGCTATAGCGGTACCGATCTCGCCCAGCTCAGTGCCTACGGTGCCGAACACATCGAACACACCCTCGGAGAGGGAGGCCAGAACCGGGGTCAGCCCGACAACAGCATCTCCGATACCGTCTGTCAGGTGGTTGATCGAATCACGCATGTCGTCATCGAACGACTCAATACCGACACGGAGCACGCGGCCCAGGTTCGTGCCCAGGTTTCCGATCACCGAGTAGGTGTTCTCGATAGCCCGCTGCATCTCGCCGGACTCGGTAAGCTCCGCGACGTTCTCCTTGAACGAGCGGCCAAACCTGTTCAGTCCGTTGCCCAGAGTATCGAAGGTCTCCGAGCCAGCGGAGGCCATATCCAGCAGTCCCGTTGTGAAATCTTCAGCGAACGGCTTGATCTGCTTGAACATCTGGCCGGTGTTGCCCAGGAACTCCTCGATCATGCCGACACCCTCTTCCGAGGAGACGGCATCCACGAAGCCCTGTGAGATGGAAGTCAGGCCCTCGCCCACTCCCACCAGCTCACCACGAACACTATCCAGGACACCTCCCAACTGCTCGAACTGGGGAGTCATCCGGGTGCGGAACATGTCCGAGAGAGCATCCTGCGCCCGACCAACAGCGGGCTCCATTGCCGAGGCTGCATCCTTGATACCCTCGAAGCCCAGGGCAGTCACACCCAAGGCCGCAACAGCTGCACTGCCCAGCGCCGGCAACGACGCTGCCAGACCACTGACCACGCTGATAGCCGGGGCGAGGACTGAGGCGATAGCCCCGACCTTCCAGGCCATAGTGGAAAGGCCCAGAATCTTACGGCGTTTACCGCCGCCAGAGCTAATGGCCTTGCCCATGCTCTTCACGGCCTTGCCAGCACCCTTGGCTGCGGCCCCGACACCCTTGATCGCAGAGGATGCTGTCTTAATCCCTGCCGATGCGGTCTTGGAGAAGGCGTTGCGGAGGGTCTTACCCATCCCCCGGGAGGATTCTGTGGTCCGCTCGATTCCTCCTCGGAGTCCGGAGAACTTGCGCCGGATTCCGGTGAGGCCGGTGAGCTGGATGTCCTGGCTCATTCCCCGCATACGCCGGCGGAGGTTTCCGAACGCCCCGCCGATGTACTCGATCTGGCTGCGGAGCTTGTTCGTGTCGAAGCTGCCGACCAGCCGGTCCATCTTCATCCCCTGGCGGAGACGGCGAAGCGCGTGGTTGGATCGGTCGATACCGTCCTGGAACCGGGTGAACTCCTCGGTGGAGCCGATCTGCTCCTGCATCTTCCGGACCCGCTCGGTGAACGCCGGGAGGTTATCCCGAAGCTCGATGGGTCCCATATCCCGGAGACCCTGAGCAGCTTCCTTCAGGTCCCGGATCTCGATGCGGCGCTGCTTGTTGTTCTTGCCCTTGCGGTTGATCTTCTTCCGCTCAACACCGAGCTTGTGCAGCGCGTCGATCTCTCGCTCCAGCCACTCAACCTGTTCCCGGGTAGTCTGTCGTAGCTGGTTGTTGTCCAGGCCCGCTGCCTGGTTAATCTCCCGGATGCTGGTGGCTGTGTTCTTGGCGGCCTTGTTGAGCCGCCCCAGGCCGTTAACGAATGGCTGCCCGATTCCCCGATCCGTGAGTGTGCGGACATCGGAGAACCACCGGAGCATGGCCCGGTTGATCTTGTATCCCCGGGTTGTTCGCCGCATCACACGGTCGAACTGCTCCAGCTCGGGCGTAGCCCGGCGGGTGGTCAGTCCAATGGCCTGGAGGGCACGGTGGAACGTCCGAGCGGTCCCTGTCAGGGGCTTGAACGCGGCTCGTGCCTCGCCGGTGGAGCGGACAAACGGCTTCAGGGTGATGTTCTTCACCTGGGAGCCCAGGGCTGCCAGATCCGCCTTCAGGCCGGGGAGTTCAGCGGACTCCGGCATAATAAGGTGCTTGCCCAGACGGGTATCCCAGTCCGGGGTGAACTTGATCTCGTGGCCCGATGCCCGGTTAGCCGCCAGCCGGGCTTCCTGTCGCAGCCCCAGCGCGTCCAGCTCAGCGTCAAACTCTACGTCCTGGCCGGAGGCAGCGGCAGCGGCTGTCTGGGCCTGTCGGCGAAGGCCGGAGGAATCCAGATCGGTGTTGACCTGTGCTCGCAATCCCCGGGTAGCAGCGTTGACCTGCTCCCGGAACCCGGATACGTCCGGGGCGATGTCCACCTCGGCATCCCGGAGGCCGGAGAGCTGCTGCTCCACCTTCTCGCGGAAATTCTGAACATTCGGGGTGACCCGGATTGATACCCGGCCAACCACGGGACCGTCTGGTCCTCCAGCCATACCTAACTCCTTTGTTGCTTAGCCAACTGGGCCTGTGCCATTTGCACGAACTTGTTGGCCTTCTTCTGCTTCTTCTGCTTCTTAACGCCCGGAACCTCGATGGGTTCAATCGGTGTGAGCTTCTTCTTCGTCCGGACCTGCATGTTCACGAAGGTGCCCTCTCGGACGGAGTTGGCTATAGCAGCAAGGAGGTAGTCGGATGTTTTCCACCCGTAACTCTCTTCGTCCTCCCGGAGAATAGCCGCTGTCCGACTCTCCGGGGGCAGACCCTCGATCAGAGCGACTGCCCGCTTCGGAGTGAGAGGGTCATCCTCCGAGAACAGGTCCCGGAGGTCCACCCCGTAATCCCGGAGGAGATCCGAGTACAGGTACTCCCCCGCAGTCTCTACTGCTCGGAGGAGGACCCGGCTTCCCCCAGCTGGGTGGTCTCCATCCAGCTGGAAACGACCTCGTAGATCATCGCGGTGTTGTCACCGAGCAGTTCCAGCAGCTCATCGCCCTTGTCGTCCTCCTCGGCGGCAATGATGATCTTGCGGAAGATCTCCAGCTGATCCTCGATGGATGAGCCCCCCTCGTCATCTCCACCGACGGAATCGACCAGCTCCATGACCTCCTTGCGCTTCTTGGTCGGCAGCTGGAGCATGTTCTGGAGGGTGTAGGTGTCCTTGCCGTTCTCGATAACGGTGGGTGCGTACTTCTTGGAAACCTCGTTGCGGAGGTCGTTCAGGGTGAAGGTAGCCATTGGTAGGTCTCCTATTCAGTAGTGTGTGAAAGATTGGTGTAGGTCTGGGTGTTGCGGGGCCCTGGCCGACCTACCAAGTAACCAGGGCCCCGGAGGCTTACGCCTCGGGCAGGGTCCACTCGAACAGGTGGCGGCCCGGGTGCTTCACGAACGTGGCGCGAAGCGGGAGGGTGGCGAAGCTGTCCGACTCCAGGGAGATGGACTCCTCGCGGCCAACGGTGGCCTTGGCTGCCGAGAAGGCGATCTTGAAATCGCCGTCGATCATCACGATCATGAACGCCTTATCCACTCCAGCGGAGGAGGGATCTTCCACGCCGAACACGTTGGCGGCGGTGGAGGCGTTCTTGCCGTAGTACAGCTCCAGGGTGTCCATATCGAACTGCTGGGCTCGAATGGTCACGTAGTCCACCGGGTTCTCGGTGGAAACCTGGCGGAGGTTCTTCTTCTGCCAGGTACCCCGGCTCTCGGACTCGCCGCCCTCGTAGCCGAACTCCGGAAGTTCATCTTCGGCGGTGTGGCCGACCGGCTCCCAGCCAAGCGGCTTAGCGGTCTCGGAGACCGTTGCACCGCCCTCGGCACCAGCGGCCAGGATGACCTCGGAACCGAAGAGATCGCCAACAAAGTGGACGGAGAAGGAACCCTCCCCGTCGTTGGCGGCGACCACGACGTTTGCGTTGCCGACGGTTTCCAGGTTCTGGAGGGCGGCCTGGATCTCAGCGGCGGACGATTCAGCGTCCTGCTCCGGGGTAGCGGCCTCGTCCACGCTCAGGGTGAAGGGGCCGGTGACCAGGACCTCGTAGGCGTGGGAGCCGAAGGTCTCCGGGTCGAAGTTAGCCAGCTGCTTCGGGGTGACAGCCGCGGTGCCCGGCTCCGCCTTGTAGACGTAGCCGGTGGACGCGGTAAAGACCGCGTTATCGTTCATTGCCATGTGTTATTCCTTTCGGGGCGCTCGAACGCCCAGTTGAATGAGTCCTTGCACTCGGTAGGTGTCCTGGAACGGGGAAGAGAACTGGGTCATGCCCATCGTTTCCCTGGTATAGGAGATGTAACCGTTGTCAACCACCCGCTGCTCCTGCTGGGCCTTCATCAGGACCTCCAGTGCCCGGGTGTACAGCGCCTCTCCCTCGGGGAGACCCACGCTGTGGTACACGGTCAACTCGATCACCGGATGATCCAGCATCCCGGGCCGCGAACGGTCCCGGAATCCGCCGAGCCGCCGGACGTTGACGACGGGGTAGTCCCGGTAGTCGATGTCCGGCACCCAGCTGGACACCTGGGCCTCCGGCAGCCCCTCCCGTAGAATCGGGAGTACCACCTCCTGTACTCGGGGGAATCTATCCACCGGAAGCCTCCAATCCAGCCGCCTTCTTCAGCGGGTTCAGGTAGTACTCGATAGCGGCGGCACCACCGTCCGCGTCCACCAGGCTGGCGAACGCATCGACGTTGCCCTCGGTGACCTCGATGCGGGAGATCGAATCGCCGGGGTCTCGTTCGTCGGCGTTACTAGCGTGGTGCGGAGCCAGGAACCCTTCCGCCTTCTCAGCGATGCTCTCTGCCTTCTCCACGTTCACCCGGTGAACACCCGGCTGGCGAACAACCAGCCGGTGCGTGTGGGCCCTATTCCCGTACCATGTCAGCTTGGGCATCAGGTCCTCCGGAGCATGTAGACGTAGTGGGTGGTGTGCGGCGACATGTTGTACCGGGAAACCTCACCGAACACCGAGTACATCTCGTCGCCCCACTGAACCTTTGCCTGGGCTCCGATCTCGTGGTGCTGGTCTCTGCGGACGGGCCGCATGCTCAGCACCTTCTCGATAGCGAAACCCTCGTTGTCCTGCTCGGCCCGGCGGGAGGCCGTGCCCGACTGATTCATCACCCAGAGATACGCCCGGATCGGGATCGGGGTATCCGAAGCCTGGGTCCGGATGTTGCCGTCCATGTCCTCGGTGACCTCCTCCGGGTACAGGAGAAGATCAGCGTTACCACGGTCAAGTAGACTCATGCCATACCACTGGGCCTCTCCGGGGCCATGTGGATCACGGTGATCTTCTTGCGGATGCCGAGGTCGGCCCACTCTTCATCGGTGATCGACAACTTCCCCCGAGCCAGATCCCTCTGAAGCTCGTAGGAGTAGTTGCCGTCCGACTCCGAGGTGTAGCCCTCGGGGTTCTGGATCAGCCGGATCACCGCATCCGAGGTCACCCGGATAACGGTGTCGGCCAGGGCCGGATTCTGCTCGATCTGGTAGTCCAGGTCCTGGATCGTCAGCCGAATCTTCTCCTCGGCATCCTTCAGTCGGGTCTCAACGAGCCTGCGATCCTCCGGCGTAAGCTCCCGATAGTATCGGTCCTGGACATCCTCGAAGGTCGCTAGACTCATTTACTCTCCTTCGGTCTTGGTCCCCTGCTTACGGGTGCTCTTCGCGCCCTCCTTCTCCCAGAGGCCGGAAGCGAGAAGCTTCTCGGAGAGCTCGTCGGAGACTTCCACCCGGCCCTCGTTGGTCTTGCTCTTTAGCTTGACTGTCATGCTCTTGCTCCTTAGTTGTTGGTGACCTTGACGAATGCCTCAGCGTCGTGGACGCGGATGGAGAACTCAGCCTCGCAACGGACAGCGACAAGGTTGTGCTGCCAGAGCGAGGTCAGTCCCGAGCCATCCTGGGCGGAGGACAGATCCAGGGTCGCCTGGTCGGAAACGTCGTAGGTGATGCCGCCGATCTGGCCCCACAGGATCTTGGAGAAGTCACCGAGGTAACCCACGGTGCCGTCTTGAGCAACCTCGTCCGCGATGGTGGCCGGGCGGCCAAGGATGCGGCCCGTGCGGGTCAGGGAGTTGGTATCGGTGTAGGTCGGCTCGATGAACAGCGGGCGACCGTTCTTGTCAACGGAGTCGTTGATGATCGGCTCGGTGATCGTGTCCAGGAGGCCGCCGGTGTACTTCTTACCGTCGTTGACCAGGAGGGACAGGCCGTTGTTCACGGCGGTGTAGGCGTTCGGGGTCGTGGTCTCGCCGTCGGCTCCGGCTGCCGGGATCAGGGAGGTGGACTTCGTGGTCTGATCCACGTAGGCACCGAACGGGGTGTTGGTGCCGTGCAGGGCTGCCTCGTCAAACGCCTTAGCGAAGGACTCTGCAACCTTGGTCCGCATGACGTTGATGTAGTTCTGCGGGTTCGCACGAACAACCTCGGCGGACATTGCGAAGATGGTGGCGATCTTCTTCGGTTCCATACCGAACTGATCGAAGCCGCCCTTGGTCAGCGGCTTCTTGCCGCCTTCATCGACCCAGTTGGCCGTCACGTCGCCGTCCCAGTACGGAACGGTGATGCCGGTCGGACCCATCTGGACCTTCTGAGCCAGGGGCTGGACGATGGACTGCCGGGTCATCTCCTCGAAGATGGGTGCGGCCATTTCGGGGTTCAGGAACCCCTTGAAATCGGAAGTACCTGCGTACTGGCTGGGATCAATAGCCATGTTGAATCTTTCTCCTTATCGAGTGTTAACCATCCGGGTGACCGCGTTCAGGAGCGGGTCACCGTTCAGGGGCTTGGGGCTGCCGTGGTTACCCTGTGACGGGTCCGTGGCATCTTGCTTCTTCTGGGCAGGCTCCTCATTGGAGAACAGCTTTTTCAGATTCTCCGCGTGGGAGCGGAGTTCGTCCTTGTTGTCCCCCTTCAGGAGATCAGCGAAATCCAGGGCCTTCTCGGAGTCGATGCCAGCCTCGATGGTCACCTTCAGGCGATCCACCTCGTGGCGGCTGGTTGCTCCTTCCGACTCGGCTTCAGCGATCTTGGATTCCAGATCCTCGATCTTGGACTCGAAGGACTTGGTAACCTCGTCCTTTGCCGCCTCGACGGCTTCGTTCTTCTCGGTCCTGTACTTGGCTGCCTGGTTATTGGCCTTGGAGATCTGCTCCCGTGCCCAATCCGGCAGCTGGTACTCGTGCTGCTCGTTGTCGGTGACCTGGTTGTCGTTGGTTTCCTCTGCCATGAATGCCTCCTGGGCGATTGATGCCCGCACCCGGCGGGCATGATTGTTTGATTTCTTTACGCTGCGGCCTGGTCGCCGTTGAGGATTTCCTGAATCCCACCGGCCTCCACCGCTCGGCGGTATGCGTTGATCGCACCCTTACCGGAGTAACCCCTGGTCGCTTCGCGCCAGAGCTGCTGTGCAGCCTCGTAGCGCTCCTTGCCAGCCCAGTTGTTCAGATCGAACACCGGGACGACCTTGCAGTCGCAGCCCGTGTGCCAGGCGTGCATGTGCTGGGCGGGGGCAAACTCACCAGCACCGACCATCTGCATGGAATCCCTCTCACCCCTCGCTGAGCCAGCTGAGGCTGCGGAGGAGTAGACAGGGCCTCGGGAGACGAGCATCCAGCACCACCCGCAGGTTTCTCTGCCGGTGGCGACTCGCGCCCATCCCTTCACCCCGTTCGGGCCTCTAGCCCGTCTCGGGGAGCCTCCCTCTGTGACCTCCAGCCGGTTGGCTGCCTCTTCCAGGGCCGGGTCCGGCTGGTCGGTGGCCTTCATCACGGTCCAGCGACCGCTGTTCTCTACCGAGCGTGCCACCCGGAGAGCGACCTCGTGGATCTGGTTCTGGTTGACCAGACCCCGTTGAACCATTGGCCGAACATCGTCCATATCCTTCATGAACCGCTCGATTGTGAGATCGGCCAGCGGAATCGGATGCGGCGGAAGTCCCACCCGCTCCCTCTCGGAGTCGTAGTGGTCCCTGGACACCTCGGCGGCTCTAACCGATGCCGGTTGCACCATCGAGAACAGGAGAATCAGCAGCTCGCGCCACAGGCTCGTGCTCACCCGCATACCGATGTACGGGGTGAACAGGGTCTCAGCGCTAGATATTACCGGGCGGACTATCTCCGCCGTCCGACTCTCCAGTTCCTCCAGGGTCATTGTTCACCTCCTCTCCGGAAGGCTCAGGCTCCGGCATGGAGCCGTACATCGAACTCATTTGCGCCAGCGGGGAACGGCGGTCCCATTCCTCCATCTGCTTGCGCTGCTCGGGCGTGTAGCCCATGTCGATGCGGGCCTGCTCCAGCGGGATGATGCCCTGGCCGTTGTTGTACAGCTTCGTGGCGGCATCCGCCTTGGCCTGGTACGTCGGGGTGGCAGGGTCCCGCCACACGGTTTCCATCTGAAAATGGTCCAGGGTCAACTGGTTGCCCATCACCAGGAGGGCAATACGCATGACCTTCTCCCAGGAATCCCCGAACTGGGCTCCGATAGCCTCGCACGTCCGCACCAGGCGGGTCTCGGAGGATCGGATAGCCTCAGCCGAAGCTGGGTTATCGGTCTGGAACGACAGGTACTGCGGAGGCAGCCCCGTGTAGGCCGACGCCATTTTCATCATGTGCGAGATCGCCTCGGTAAAGTTCCGAAGCTCAGCAGCCGGAAGCTGCATGGCCTTGCCGTTCGGGTCCTCCACTGCGATGTAGGAGGCCGTGTACAGCTCCAGGCCGGTGCGGTTGTCGCTGTTGATCTCGTCCACCGTGGTGCCGAACAGAATCCGCTGCGGAGTTGCCATAAGCTCCGAGGTCATCTGCATGTTCATGAGCATCCGGCTCATAGCGTCCGTGATGGAGCGGATCTCCGAGGTGATGATGCTGGAGCCGTAGGTGTCCGTGAGGTTCTGCTCGTAGGTCATGTCCACCACCGGGACCACACCCAGCCCGTGGTTGATCGTCTGATCCTCCACCAGCTCGCCCTCCACAGAAGTGTAGAGCACCGTGCGGTCGGGGTAGTACATCGTGGCAGCGATCTGATCGCCGTCCTCGTTGGTCACCACCCGGACAGCCCACTGGATCTCCCCGGTTCGCGGGTCCTTCTTGGCGTACATCGCCAGCGGCGACTCCACCCGGATAATCGGGATGTCCGGAACCATCATCGGGTTCTCTTTGTCCGCCTCGCCGGGTGCGGCGATGGTCACGTAGGACCGCCCGTACACCAGCGAGTCGATGAACGCTACCGTCGACTTCGTATCCAGGCCGTTGGCCCGGAACCAGGCCCACAGCGTCTCGTCAGTTCCCGCGTCGCTGCCGATGCGGAATCCCTCGATAATCAGTCGCTCTGTGATCGCCTTGACATAGATCCTTGGCAGGCCCACCAGGGCCAGCAGATCCCGGAGCTGGGGCGGCGTAGCGATGCCCACCGCGAGGTCTCTCTCCTCGGCGTTGAAGTAGGCCGTGTCATCATCGAAGCCACCTTGGCTGGCCTCGAACTCGTCCAGGGCATCGTCAATCGAAATCTCTACTTGCTCTTCGTCCACTAGCTAATAGCACCTCCTCTTCCCTTTCCTCGGTACTTCTTGCTGAGCATGTACTCTTGCCGCGCTCCGAAAGCGAGGATCGCTGTCACAGCGCCGTCGATCTTGCGGCTGGAGTCCTTCGACTCCTTGCGGATTGTCACCGCGTCGTAGTTGGTCGGGTGCCGGTGGGCGTTCAGGATGTACCAACGCAAGGTTGGATCTCCGTTGTGAACCATCTCGCCTTCCAGCACAGCGTCCAGGAACCTCTCGGTATCCAGGGCAAACTTCTTCTTGTACCCGCGCATATCGAATGCGACCGGGTTACCGGGGCTGGCGTTGATCTTCAGCTTGCGCTTGAAGTCTCGGCCCCACTCGTCCACGTAGGACTCGAACTCGTGAACATCGGCCCGGAACGCCGCCACGTCGTACCGCTCGAACGCGGAACGCACAGCAGCGTCCACCTCATGGCGGGGAACCTCCCCGTCCGGGCGCTTCTCCGGGTCCCAGGTACGCAGCAGGAACACCGCTCCGTCCTCGATCCGGCAGGCCGCCAGGGCCGTGTGGTCGTTGGACTTGGAACCGTCGAAGCCCAGCGTGATCCGCTCGCCCGGCTCCAGCTTGATGCTGTCGGCGTTGCGGTCCCACTCGCTCGGGCTGATCCACGAATCCTCGGCGGCGTTGACCTGGTTCAGGTACTTACGCCGGGACTCGCTGATCGGGTTCCTGATGTCAAGAATAGAAGAAACAATGATTTCTGGATCAAGCCAGACTGCATCGCCTCGGGCGACCTTCAGCCCTTCCCGGAGCTTGTCCAGGGCTTCCTCGAACCCCTCGGGGTCCTCGTCCATCGGCGGGATCTCCGAGACCGGAGTATCGGACGGTGCCTCCAGCGCGTCGTAGAGGATGCCGGTGTCCATCGCCTGTCCGGCTGCGACCTTCTGGTAAGCGTCCCAGTCGGCTTCGCCCACCGAATCCTGTCCGGGGACGTGGGCGTTGCAGATGCTCAGGCTGCGGCAGGTCCCGTAGGCGGATTTCGTCACGTTACCCTCGATGACCTGAGCCATTTCCTTGCCGTCGTTGGCTTCGACCCACCACTGGGTCTCGTTCATAATCACGAACGTCGGGCGCTTACCCTCCAGCGCCATAGGCGAGGATGTAACACCCTCGATCATCTTCCCGCGACCGTCGTAGATGATCGTCTTGTGCAGCTCCAGGCCGTAGTCCTCCTTCAGCTGCGAGGACACCAGCGACGGGAACAGCGTGAACGTGTTACGGGTCTGATTCTGGGAGACGGCGGCGATCTGGACCCAGGGGTCGTACTTGGCCTTGCCAACCGCCTCCCCGTTCTCGTCAAAGTGACTGAACTCGGTCGGCCCGCACAGCTCCACCAGAGCCAACGCCCCAGCGATGGGGTCCTTGCCCCAGCCCTTCATTCTCCGGAGGATACCGGAGCGGTAGGCGAACCTCCCGTTCTCGTCCACGGCGTACCACCAGAGGATGAACCGTGCCTGTTCCAGGGTCGGGAGGAACGGCTGGCCAGCGCTCGGCCCGCCGGGGGTGAGCACGTACTCGTAGAGCCAGTTGATGACTCCCCAGCCCAGTGTGCGCTCGGGGTACACGAAGTCTCCCTCGTCGTCCCGGCTCCAGGTGGGGCCAATGATCCACGGTGTACTACTCACCTCCTTCTTCTTCCTCCTTCTCTTTCATCCACTCGTTAAAGGTCATAAACGGCGGCGGCGGGAGTTCGTGCCCGTTGTCCGCCGCCCAGACCTCGATGGCTCGTAGGATCGCTGTGATCCATACGATGTAGCGGTGCTGCTGTTCGGTCAGCTCGCGTAGCCGCTTGGTTTCCTCAACTTCTTCCTCTGCTGCCTTCTTCTGGCGGCGTTTAAACCACCGGGCAGGGGCTCCCAATCCCCACAGCTTGCCTTTTAGATTCTCCTCCGATAGGACGGCCTGGGAGCCGAAGATAAGCACAGCAACTCCGAGAAGGAACTGCCCTTGTGGGGTAGTGGTGAGCCAATCTAGCCACTCACCCATCAGCCTCCTCTAGTATTTCTGCCTTTCTCTTCTCGACCCCCGATCTGTAGTGCACGGTCACAGCGACCAGCAGCCACATGGCGGCTTGGCCCAGGTGGTCGGTGATGATCCGGATGTCCTCGGGAGGCCAGGCAAACATCCGCACCTCTGCGACCTGGATGGCGAACATGATGCAAACAGCCATTCCGCCGACAGCGGTGTTAATCACCAGCCGGGTGCGGTCGAATACCAGCCCGATCACCGATAGCAGGGCGATGATTAGGCAGGCTGCACCCCACAGCTCGGTCATGAACAGGTGATCGCCCCAGAGTCGGCCCATGTCGTAGGAGTTCCCGGAGACGTAATCAATCCCTCGGGCCGTCATGACCCACGCGAGAATCCCGACCAGAACTTTCATAGCGCGGGTCACAGGATCACTTCACGTTCTGCGAGACGCGCTTGCGGAGATCGGTAAGGAGGGCGTTGCCCTTCTGCTTCTCTTCCTTGGGGGCGGGCTTCTGCTCAGGAGCCTCCTGCTCGTCGTCTGAGCCGTACTCCCTCACGGCACCTGAGATGGTGCTGATCCCAGGGAGGACCTTTTCTACGTTAACGGGAAAAGCCTGGTCCGGGGCCTTCTCGATGTTGTAGGAGGCGGTGCCACCGACGATGGGGAGTAGCCCGGCGGAGATGCCGCCCAGCAGTCCGGCAGCATCTCCGTATCCGAGAAAGTTAGCTGCCACACCGGCAAGGCCTACCAGCGAGGCCACCAGGAAGATGCCCAGGCGGATTAGGCCCTTGGTCGTAATATCCTTCAGTTTCAATTCCTATCCTTCCCGGTCGGCGGCGATTGCCTTCTCGACCACTGCGTCTGCGTCCAGGCCGAGCGCCGTGAACAGTGCTTCAATCAGAACCCGGTTCTCCCAGGTGGCCCGGTCGATCAGAGCCAGGCTGGTGCTACCTGTGAACTCCTTATCCGGGTTAACGAAGCTGGGCACCGTGGATGCCATAAGATCCTCCAAGAATGTCTGCTCCGGCTCGTCCTGGTTGAACTTGGCCGGGGCGGTTGAGTGTGCGTAGCCCTTCTGCGGGATCAGCGTTGTCAGCTGGTCAAAGCCGATCCAGTAGCCGAACGGCTGGAAGCCCGAGTCAGCGATCCAGACCCGGCGACCAGCGCCGGTGCCTGCGTAGCCCAGGGCTGCGATGTAGTGGTAGATGGTCCCTCCGGCGTAGGCCGGGGAGACCGTGGACGGCGAGACCGCTTGCGGGTAGTTGCTCGGTGGAGCAACGATGTTGATAACGGGCGGGTGTCCAGCGTCAAGCGAGGCGGTGAGATCCGTCCAGAGCTTGTCCTCCTGCTCCTGGGTCGGCGGATCGTTCGGCATCTCGGAGTAGGTGTACTCACCGTCCGGGATGTGCCGGTTCAGGACCTCGGGGAACTGCCCGATCCAGTCCGTGCCGCCGCGATGGGTTCCCAGCTCAACGGCCAGGTCCGATTCGTGGACGTGGTTGCCGGTTGCAGCGAGGATCGCGGTCTCGGTGCTCGCTGGCCCGCAGTTCCACGGTGTCTGCTGGGTTACATGGTCCCTGGTGTAGTCCATCAGGAACTCGTGCATCCGCTTGCCGGGGTTGGCTACTCCGTCGTGGAGCAGGCGCTCGCCTATCGGCAGCGCACGGTTGTAGCGTACTCGCCGGTCTGCGATACCGTTGGTGCCACCGTTGATCGCTCGGGTGACACCTTCCAGGTCACCGGCATCCGACATCTTATTGATGGTCGGGCGTGCCACCGTCCAGTACCAGGCCGGGCCGATCCAGACGTACTCGTCGTGGCCCAGCTTCTCGGGGTGGTTCACGAACAGGTCAGGGTCGTTGATGATTCCCTGCTCGTAAGCCCAGCGGGAGCAGTTCGTGTGATTGTTTCTGCCGGAGATCTGAATCCAGCCGTGGCCGCGAAAGTCTGACCAGTCGGTCGTGCCGGGGCGGTTGCCCATCCGGCCTTTGTAGGTGAGCTGGGCGGCGCTCGGTCCCCAGATCTCTGCCTGGTACTTCAGACCAACCGACTCGTGCCCGAGCTGGGCCGCGAGCATGGCTGCTCTGTTAACGTTGTTAATCTCGGCGTACTCCATGAGCTTCAGGTACGATGGTAGAAGCTCCTGGTAACGGGACTCGCTGAGCGTCCACCCCATCACCTCGCCAAGCGTGTGTGCATCCAAGATGCCTCCTTCCGACTACAAGGTTCCGACTCGCACAGACTCGAACGACGGCCCGTGGTTCTCGATGTTGAGGAATCCTTGCTCCTCCATATTCACGGTGAGGTTTACGTGCCGGTACGAAGAACCAATCGCCAGCGGGGACTGGCCCTGGAGCACTTCGTCCCCGTTCCGGTACACTGTCAGGGTTTCCCCTTCGCGCCGGAGTTCTAGCTCGTCCCCCGCGCCCCACGGCTCCGCCGGGGCGGAAGCGAGGATGGGCCAGTCTCCGTCGTAGCCAACGATGTCCAGGACTGTATCAGAGAAGTCCACCCCAACCCAATTACTTCCGTAGGTCGGATTCCCGAGCTTGATACCTGCTCGTATTGTTCCATTGTCAATCGGGCCCAGCTTCGCTCTGACAACCAGATCGTCGGAGCTGAACTGCTGCACCGTCCACAGCCGCCCCTCACCTGGGTTGCCGTCCTTGCGAAGGGTGCCGTTGTTGATCCAACCACCCGAGCCGCTCCATTTCGGACCGGGCGGCCCGTTGGGTCGCTCGAAGTCATCCTCGAACTCCCAAGTGAGAGCGGGCCAGACCTTCTCGGCTCCGAGCCAGATCTCCCGTGCCGGGGCTGGCATCCCGGTAGCCGGGTTGTTGCCGACGATGATGCTGTTCGGGGGTCGGCTGCCCATCTGTATACTTGGCATTCGACCTCCTACATAACGATGTACAGTGTTTCTGCGTTGGGCGGGTTCGGTACCCGGGTGACGACCTGGATGAATCGGATACCCATGCCCTCGACCTTGGCCTGGAGAGCGGGCTGGAGCCCGGTCACGTCCGAGATGCCAACATCGGGGTTGATGTTCTCCAGCTTCTCCTGAAGCCCGTTAACCTCGCTGATCTCGTGCGTGTGCCCGTCGTCGGTGAGGCTGCGGAACGGCCCCCAACCTACCTCTGTACCGTAGTGTTTGCGGAGGTACACGGGCCGGTGCTCGTTGTCATAGGAGAACACCAGCTGGGTGGTGGACATCGGGTACGAGGGGTTCTTCATGGTCAGGATCATCACGAAACCGCTGTCCTCGTAATCTGGGACATCTGCCGCGATAGCTTCGTCCCATCCACGGGAGCCACCGGTACTCATGGCCCACGAGACGCCAGCGGGGTAGTCACTGGGTGGATCGTCGGCGTGGCGGGTGTTGTATCCAACATCGGTGACCGGGATCTCTGGCTTCCCAGAGATCTCGCCCCAGGCGTGCTCGTGCCCGGTGGGCGACTTCCCATCCAGAGCTTCTTGGAGACCGTTGGTATCCTGGATCGTGTGCTTGTGGCCCTTACCGGCCTTTTCATCGACCCTGCGGTCAACGTACTTCTTCCTGGTCGGGTGAGCTTCTAGCTTCGGATCACCACCGATGTTGAAGAATCCAGCGGAATTTGTCTTGACCAGGCGAAGACCGGCTGCTTCGTAGCCGATGCCGGTGCTGGTACCTTCGATGTCGTCTGGGGTGTGGGTGTGATCCTTCGGGGCCTTACCGGCGATCTGATCGGTCAGTGCCGTGATCGCTGACTGGTTGCCCTGGAACGCATCGGCAAGCTCCTGGAGCGTGTCGTACGCGGGTCCAACCCCGCCCAGGATCTCCTGCTTCACACTCTCCATCGCGGAGGCGATGTCGGAGTCCACCTGCTCCAGGGCGTACTGCACATCGTTCCAGGACTCTGTATCGGCCATGAGAGCCTTTAGAGAGTCCTCGATGGACTGTACCTCGGAAAGACTGGCAGAGGCCGTCTCAGCGGCTCCTGAGGCGGTCTGTGAGCTTTCTGCGGAGTCGTTGGCCGCCTGGGTGGCGGCATCAGCGGAGTTAGCCGAGTTGGTCTCGGACTGTGCGGCGGCTTGCGCCTTCTCAGCGGCCCGAGAAGCCTCGGCGGAAGCGGATTCGGAGTATCCCTTGGCAGCGTCGCGGGCTGCCTCGGTGTCTCCCAGGTACCCCAGCACGGTCTCGATGTGGGTCTCGACCGTCTTAACGTAGGAGTTGGTTGTTTGTTTGCTGGTGTTAGCGGCCTCGGCGGCCGACACCGCCCGGTTCCTGGCCTGGGTAGCCAGATTGGCCTGGATCGTGGTGTCATCCAGGCCCTGCTGGGTATCGGCCAGTGCCTTCTCGGCGTTCGTGGCCTGCTTGGTCACCTCGGAGACGATGTTGGGTTCGAGGTCGTAGTCCTGGAGAGCCAGCTTCGACAGCGTGATCTCGTCGGTGTCCGGGATTGACACCCGGATCGAGACCATGCTGTTGAATCCCCAGTGGATCTGCACCAGAGCCCGTCCCGGCTTGACGTTGGTGAACGTCGCTTCGCCGTCGACCATCTCCTTCTCGGTGAAATCCGGGATCACCAGATCGCCCTGGGAGTACTGGACGTGTGAGGACGAGATGCGGATAACCCCGTCCACGGGTCCGTCGTCAATGATGCGGTGGGCATCGCAGTGCAGCGTGGTCAATTAATTTATCCTTTCAAGGTCGGTGCCCCACAGTCGCAGCGGGTAACGGTGTTTCTGCCGTGGGGCAGTGACCCCTTAGTCGTCTTTGAGACCCATCCGCTTCTTGAACTCCTCGGAGATGTCGATGACATCGGCCTGGGCGTTGGCTCGCTCGATCTCCATCCGGACTCGCCGGCGGGAGCCCTCGGAGACCAGGAGGTCGGCCAGGGCGGAGTGGATGCCCTGGAACATTTGAGCGGAGGGTCGGGAACTCTTAATCAGCCCGTCGGCGAAGTGGAGCACGAATCGTGCGTACTGCCAGTCGCTGGGCTCGTAGTACTGGTTTTGTGCGGATTCTCCGAGGGAATCCCACAGATCCGAGATTACCGGGTGAGGATCATCGAACCCCAGCGGGGGCTGATCGACCTCACCGGCAGCGTCGATCTTGGTAACCTCAACGTCGTCCTTGTTTCGGCGGATTCGTTCATCGGATCTCTTGGGGACTGGGCCGACTCCGGCCATGCGGGTACCTCCTATCTCTGGCCGGGGTGGCGTTCCGTTGGGCGGAACCTCCTGGCTCTCTTGGTCCGCCGTGCTTCGGCGGCTTCGGTCTGTGTCTTTGATTTGTGGCAGGCGGAGCAAACCGCCTGTAGGTTCTCTTCGGAGTGGTTATCTCCTCGGAGGATGTGGTCAACCTCCGTGGCTGCTCCTCGGCAGCCCCGTCTCCGGAGCTGGCAGCGGAAGCTGTCTCTTCGGAGGGTGGATAATCTGATAGTCTCCCAATCCGAAGGCAGCCTTTGCCTTCGGTTGGATGTGGTCCATGTCACTTACTTCTCCTTCTGTTCTTCGGAGTTCCAAAGAACGAAGAAGAGACTCTACTGTAGAGGGAGCTCTTCGGAGCTCCCGATCAGGAGGATGACGGGATCGTTGGCCGATCCCTCACCGGACTGACTGTAAAAGTAATAACGGCCAGCCCCCGAAGGCTGGCCTGTTAACTAACTAGTAGAAGGAAGGGGCGCGTTGGCCGCGCCCTGACTGACGAACGACAGTGAGACGAGATTGCGTTCGAGGCTCACTTCGTTCGCCTCTCACTTAGTATATACGTGTAAAAAAACAGAAAACCTCCCGCATCCCTTCCAAATGTGACTAGATTCACTAATATGAGACCCCTGCGGTGCGTTCTGCGAACCTGGGGAACGCCTATCCACCCTCTGGTTGGCACGGCTGGACCCGTACACGAACGGGCTCTCACTACTATAGTACCTGTAACTTTGCAAGAATGCGCCTGTTTATATTCACGCCGGAGCAAACTCTCTCACCTAGTATATACGTGTCGATTGCCCAGAATCCCGCCGATCCTGAGCAGAATGAGATCAAACTCACAC